GAGCTTGCGCTTTCTTGGTCTGACACTCTGGCGTTTCCCCTTTGCATTGTATTTTGCATTTTATTAGGCCATCACATAGTCGCAGTTACAATGCGGATGAGCGGGCGCAGCCACCCACTGATCGCGGTATGGCCGATCGTCATTATTCTTTCCCGGCCATGTGGCAATCTTCGCCTTTGGGTCGTCAATCACGACATCGCTGCCACCATAATGCGGCGATTGCTGGAACTCTTCGTAGCTGCGGAATACTCGCAGCTTCGTCCCCTGCCATGCTTTACAATGATCACACTGCTTACCCCTGTTTCTCACTCGCACAAACCGCACGTATACCGGAAAGCCTGTTGCTGACCACATGGTTAGCCTGCCCGCCTGAAATGCCCGTTGCATCTGGTCGAACGCAAGCCTGTCCCAATCCCGATTCAGGTGCGCCACGGTGTATTGCCGAAGCTCATCCGGCGATAACTTCTCCGCGAGGTCATGCTGATGGCCTTCAACGTCAGTCCACTTCTCCGGGAATATCAGTCGTGTTCGGAGTTTCGATATATCCTCGCCGCGTGACAGCGTATATGCGACCTGATCTCGAAACATTTTCATTATGGTCTCGTATGCCTTGCCTGCCCGCTGCCCGTTCTCATCATATATCGCAATTGAGGTCATGGCATTCTCCTTTGCCCACTGCGCGGCGAATGCGTACTCGTCGGAGACGCCAGCCTCTTTCAACCGCTTTATGAACCGAGTCGACCCCTCCCAATTGTCAATGTCGCCCAACGATAGAGACGCCGCCTTCTTGTCCGGCACTTTCATTTCGGACATGAAACCGGTTTTCATACCGAGCCGGTACGCTTTAGTAACGGCGTCGATCATCGCGGGCTGCGCATTGCCGTTAAGGTAGTAGAAAACTACATCGTCGATCTTCGCAAAATCCTTGTCATCAATGCCTTTCGCAGCCCGTACATGCACTTTGAGGCCACTCACGTCGGGATCGGGAGGGTCGCCCTCGTATTTCAGGAGGCTGGGCGCGGTCGGCTTAACCTTTTTGGGGTTCATTGCCTTCAGCATATCATCTGAATCGGCCAAGACGGCATCCAGATTCAATTCAATAGACTTGCGTATGCGCGGGTCTATTGCGCGAGTGACCGCATTTACCAACTTGATATTTGCCAGCTTCACGTACCGGCCAATAACATCCCGCACCTCATTCACCGAAGCCCACGAACTCTCTACACCGCCAAGGCCGGCTCTCTTGAAGCGTTCTTGAGCCAGCGACTTTTCTAACTTGCTTTCAAATGACAGGATCATATCTCAATGGTGAACTTTCTGCTTTTTTGCAGAGGTTTTGGAGCCTGCTTGGCGGACAGGGTTATTATGCCATCATCATCGCCACCTCCGCCGTCCTCTTCTTCATACTCTGGGAGGTCGTCGCCTTCCATCTCACCGCCGCCTTCTTCATCATCTCCACCCTCTGGCTGCTGATCCTCACCTTCCTGATCGGGCCCGCCCTGCGCTCCCTGCATGGCCTGCTGCTGCTCCATCTGAGCCTTCTGAGCCGCTGCCATGAGTATATTCGACAGAACCGACATTGCTGTCGGGCTGGTCGGCAAGGAACCCATGAGTTTAATCTGGTCGAGCACTTCCTTGTCCTCAATCCCGCTTTCTTTGGCCTGTTCCCATAGCGGCTTCTCGTCCCGCATCGCACGGAGTTGATCAGTCGAGTAGATCGTGGCCTGCATCTGCTGAAGCTGCGCCAGCTCCTGACTTTTGTCGACGATTTCGGTGCCGGTATGGACGACTTCGAGGTCTTTGTATTTTTTTGTCAAATCGAGGATAGAATTGAGAACCCTTGCCTTAACTTCAAGAATGTCGAGAATGCCGCGCTCTTTCGACCTATCACCCTGCGCTGCGGCGTTACCAGTGTTGTTTATCATAGCCGCCGATTGCTCGAACCTCAGCCCGAGTTCCGCCGGGTCTACGTTGTACACAGCAAGGTAGAGCGAAAACAGCATGTTCATGTATCCATGAAATTCCATGTCGCGGTTTGATGTCTGTATCGGATTCCATCGCAGATTTGACGCGCCAGCAAAGAATGGTGCCCGAAACGCGGCGTCAGCACCGTTAAATAAAGCTGCAAATCTCTCTTCCAGTTCGTTCAACACGGACTGGTCTACTTCGTCGTCAGTACTGAAGAATCCGCGCGGTGTACGGTTGGTTGTGAAGTTTCCACTATTATATTTGAGAGCGTTGATCGTTGCCATGATTTCGCGGAACGCTTCTTCGATACCTGACCACCCATAGTACTGCTGGTCGATTTCACTGGTCTGATACATCCAATCGACAAGTACCTCGCCCGGATAGAACTTCTCAACGATCTGACCGTTGATTTCCTGAACGTACTCTATGGATTTATCGCCATCGAATCCTTCATACGGGTTCACTGGCAATACTGACGCGCCGTCAATTGCCGCAAAATCGACCATCTCTCCAGAACGGTCATATCTGAATGCCGTTGCCACGCGGTCGCATGTCAGCAGGTCGCGTACTAACTTTTCAGTCCATTGCGGTAGTCGATCTTTACGTCGTTGGTGTCCTTCAAAATCGCGCCGACCAGTCTGCGCAAGCCACATCTCGCACTCATCAATGAGCTTTTGCTCGACGGTTGTGGGTGGGCGACGTATGTCGCGCAACCGAACTTTGAAGCCCGGCCTATCTTTTGCCTCAGATCGCACTGCGTATTTCCTAATCTGTCCAGCCCTGAGCCGCATAATCATACCATGCAGGATGAAATTGCGGCCTATCTTTCGCATTATAGGGTAGGGGATGCCATCGACCTTTGCTATAACGCCGCGAGTTGACCGGCCATTCCGAAACGTCGTCGGATTATCCATGTACGCATGGAGACCGTTGCCTTTGATCTGGCTTCCAGAAACCCGGAGCTTACTATTTGGCGCATCCGACCCGAACTCTTTAAGAATCGGGAAGCCAAACTCATTGAGTTGAATGTCGTTTATCTGAGACTTCGGCGTTGCAGGAGCACCTTTCTTTCTTCTGGCATTTAGAGCATTATTCTCTGCTTCGACAATGCCCTTCTTTGCGCGCGCCATATTATAGTGTTTTTGCCTACAGTCAGTCTGGCAAGTATATTATGAACCACTCATAGCGACTCTTTTTTTTGCCTTATCTCTGCGGCTATTCACTCTGATCTTTTCATACCCAAGCCGCGCATACGTAAAGGCATGCGCGAAGTGGTCTGGGCCGATATGCTGAACCCGATGATACACTTTGCCTGTCTCTTCGTCCAGATAGTAGGTTGATGTGAGCGCATGGATATGCTCGACGAAATACGTCACTGACACAGTTTCTTCTCTCGGTATCAGATACTTCTTCTTCTTGAAGCACTCCATAGTTTCCATAAGCTCTACTGTCCGGGGGATTGTCACTGTCTGTTTTGCGTCATTCCATGAAACCTGTACCGACGCCTTGTTTAGCTTTTCGGCCTTGGCATCATTCACGTCATAGAACGCGCCCCACACCCGCTCGCCGAACTCGGAGCGCAGTTTTGCATTATCCCGAATACCTATACCGTTGGCGTCATTCACGACTATATCTGCGTCGAATGTCTCCACAATCAGTTTGACGAGCAATACGTGATTTTCTGACCCGCTTCCGATCTTGTACTTTTCGAGGGTGTCATTGGCTATCCGCATCACAAACAATACGCGCGGCTGATCGTCATCCATGCCCACACCATCACCAACGACTACGGCCCATGACTCACTCTCGCCGTAGTCAACCCCAACTGATAGGTTCCGCATGTCGTCCGTGCGGCGGAATATGTTTCTCCAGTCAAAATCCTGACACGCCCTAACTTCTTCTTTCGACACGCGAGTAGAGTCGCCCGCGTATTGTATGCCGATGACCTCATTGTAGAATTGATGCACGAAGCGCATCCGCAGGTACTTTTTGTTAATTTCCTTGCCGGTCTTCCATGCCAGCATCATACCCGTAACGAGGTATGACGCGACGTCCTTTCGCATCGGGTACTTGGCAACCCATCTACAGCTATTCTCGTACTCGACCGATGTTTTGTCGATGTATGCCCCGCAGTACCTGCACCCGATGTATGTCTGTTCCAAAGCTCTATCTTCTTCGTCTGGTGTCGGGTACGTGCCCTTCTCGACGAAATTTATGATATTGTCTGGAAATTCCAGCGTTTGCTCCCGACCGCATGACAGGCACGTCACACGCCATGTGTATTGAGTGCCATGCAAGTACTCCGCATGAATGCCCATGTGGGGCATAGTTGGCGTTGAAATGTAAATTTTTAGTCCGCCATACCGAGCATGTTCCGTGCTTGCGGCATACACGTCCTTCACTTTTGGGTTGTGAGTATTGAACTCGTCAAATACGATGTGCTCGGCTGAGGGGCCCCGACCGCCGTGCTCATTGTATGCACCATCTATTGTGTAGAATGAGTTTGTGATAAAACTCTTTTCAGTCAGGTTGAATGGCTTTCGCAACATCCTCTTGATGTTCGGTGATGTATCAATGGCGACACTAATTTTTTCCTTGGCTACTTGGTTCGCGACGGCTGATGTGGGGAATAGGTGCCGCACGTTGTAATAGTCTTTCGTCACGCAGTTGAATAGCGCATAATTGATTTCGCTCTCCGAAAACTCAGACTGGCGGCATTTCATCACTACCTTAACGCGGGACTTGTCGTTGAGGTACTGCTTCAGGTATGGGCGCGGTGCGCGTTCAAGGTAGCATAAGCCGTTCTCGACGTAGTATTTTACATGCCGCTTGTCTACCTCTGAGAGGTCTACAGCGATCTTGGCATGTTCCCATGACCACGGCTCACCAACGATGACACGATTTTTTGCGATCCAATCCCAGACATCGCCCTTCTCGTACTTGAAGTCGATCTCCTCTTTAAGCAGCTTTGCTGTGGACTTTATTGTCTCGGCTACGAGATCGCCAAAGCCCAAATTCAGATCAATACCTCATTCTGCTGATTGACGCCGCCATACCGCCTGCAATCGCCTTGCGCTTGCCGCCAGAAGTCGAAATATGATTGATCAGTGCGCGAGAATGTTGGCCCATAGCCTCCTTGTGCCGCTGGATGTGCTGCAAGTGGCTCTGGTATGCGCCGTGGAGCGCATGGCCTGCCTCGTGCGCCCCCTTTTGTTTAAGGCGGTCAGCTTGCTTCATGTGAAATAGCATTTTCGTTGAGTGCTGCTTCAGGTTTTGCTTTAGAGCACCCTTTGTCGCGGTGTTTAGCTTCTTCTGCGATGGACTCTTTGGAGGGCTTGCCTTTGGTGCCTTCGGACGGCTTGATGGAGTGGCTGGCTTCGGAGTCTTTGGCGGCCTCTTACTGAACTTGCCACTGCTGCTAATCGGAAAGCTGTTATTCGATGTAAAGCGTGATGGGCTGGTCTTAGCCTTTGAAGAGGCTGGCACTCGACCGGGCCTCTTTGGGACGCCTGACTCTTTCGACACGGAGAACGATGCGCCACGCGCCCTCGCTCTCGGCCCAAGCGGCTTTAACGCCTTTGGCGTTTTTGGCGTCTTTGACACCTTTGATGTGCTTGATGGTTTTTGCACTTTTGGTGCTTTTGGTGCCACTTTTGAAGAGCCAGACGACTGTAACCCCTGCGGACGAGACACAGACGACGACCCCCCGCCAAGCATGCGAGACGTGCTGAGGTTCTTGTAATACCCCTTCAACATCAAAACTGCATTATCTACTGCTTTTTCGAGACTCATAGTCATTTCCTCTGGTTTGTTAATTGGTCTACGGCTTGGCTGCGTAGCTTCCGCTTATTCTCTTGCCGGTGGTTTCGTCCAAACTCTGCGCGGCTACCATCATCGGCCATACACGCGGCCTCGGACTTGCGTTTTTTCTTGCCTTTGATCTTGAGAACGTAGTGATTTGCCACGATTCAATATCCTTGGTTAGGACTTTGTTGCGTCAAGCCGATTTCGGAATCACTATTCTTCTTGGTCGTCGAGCGTCTCCTCAATAGTGAGCTGCCTCCCGACTTTTGGGATAAAAATCCCTTGCTTGTTGACAAGGATCGGCATATCTGCTCCGCGCACAGATTGCGCTTCTTTTGCCGATACTTTGCCAGATGCTCGAACCTTCCAGACACCAGTTTCTTCATCGCGAAAGAATCTCAAGCCCAACTTTAGGTCATGCTCTGCGCCCGGCAGAAGGACAATGTTCTTATGTATCTCTTCCATAAGCGACTCGAAAATTTGCTTAAACTGGCCGTGGGCCACATTTGTCATTGTGAGAGGCTTTGCCTCTGCTTCGATATTCTGTTCTTGCATCTTGCTCCCTAATTTCCTGATTTCCCTATCAATACCCCGACAGCCACTGAACTCACTATGATCGCGGTGTACTTCAGGATACCCATGATTGACACGGGTTCAGCGCCTTCAAACTTAATTACCATTTCGCCGTTGCTGTACTCGCATGAATGCACTGTCTTTTCAAACTCTACATACCACTTCACTTCGATTTTACCACGCTGTGATATGAACAGTACTCCCTTGTCTTTTTTTTGGCAGCCGGTTACTTCGGATGGGCTTTTCAATATCTCCGACAGCTCTTGCGCCTCTTTGGTGACTGCTTCGCAGGCGTTCACCATATTGATAAAGTCGGCCTTGTACTTATCTGGCACCCATTGAGGGGCCCTCTCGATGCCGTGTACTGCCATGATCGCAGCCATGAATATGCAGACAAACTTCATACTACCATGTCCCCGCTGGCTTCCGCCTCGTCTACAACAGGCACGTCTTTCCAGACATACGCATGTGTCACTTCGCCGTTATCACCCATGAAGTGTTCAATCAACCTTTGCTGAAGCACCAACTCCTCGCCCACACGCATCGGTAGACCCTGTTCATCCTTTGTTAAGTTCGTCCTTCTGCGGACATACCGCAAATGTGGCGATGCAATCACATACCGCAAGTCCGGCGATGCAATCATTTTACCCTCCGTATCTTTGGCTTCCCGCGACGCGAGCGAGAATCGCATTCCATCTTTGCTGACTCAGCCCCTTGTTTCGCTGACTCACTAATCTGCCGGATAAATTCGGAATGGCTAATCATTACCACTCCGTCGCTCACACTATGCACAGACCTAACTTTCCCAGATTTTATTGAGAGATAGTCATTCAGAATTGCTGCCGCTTCTTTGAGCGCGAGCGTCCCATTCTGTAGCCTGAATTGCAGTTTCATATTACCCCTATGGCGTTATGTAAGACTCTTCTGCATCAGCTTTGCTACCAGCGGCAACTTCAATCGCCTCGAGCGCGCCGGTAGCCTCGGTACATTCCATGACGACAATGTTGATTTTTTCATGCTTTTCGCCAGCTCGATCTATCCATCGGTATTGCTTGATTCTGCCAGCTATAAATACGACAGAGCCTCGCTTGAGCTTGCGATATATCGCCTCTCCAAGTTCACCAAAGGCAACGCAGTCAAAAAAGCTCGCATTGTATTTTTCACCGTCAAACTCACTGTTTGCAATGTTAAACTTTGCAAAATGAACCCCGGCCCCCGTCGCTTTGATTTCCGGGTCTGCCGTAAGCCTGCCTTCGATAAAAAGCCTGTTCGTGCTTTCACCCACGCCGTTACATAAATGCAGCAGTCATTATGTCAAATACTTTTCACTGGTATTCGTGGTTGCTTGGGATGCCCGGCGCGGCTACGAGTGATTCGCCGAGGTTTAGGATGATGTGCGTCGGCCTACTCCACCTTGCACACGCTCGTTTGGGCTATCGGGAGCTGAGATACTTCAATATACGCAACCATTCCCTGCGCATCCAATTCCATGTCGCGGACTTCGTATCGCAGTTCACCCGAAACTTTAACGCACGATGCTTTCGCAGTCCCCAGTATCGGCCTATCCTTTTTGTCCAGAGAAACAATCACAATTTCGTACACGCCGCGCTCACACTCGTCTGTGGGGACATAATCAACGCACCGCTTTTCCGGGGTGATATAGTCGCCAAATAGGCAACACAACACACCAATGAACAACCCAATCAATGACAACACCACCGCCGCCACGATATACCACATTTTCATGCCAGACCCCGAATATATGATTGCATTTCTTTCACGGTCATCCTCTTCTTGTTTACTCCCATCGGCTCCGGTGCGAGTATTTCAGCCAAGGTCTTGCCACTCATTTTAGCATCCGTACACACCGCATGGTCACTGGCGCCTTCTGCACCTTTGCCTCGACCTCTGCCCTTGCGCGACACGCCTTGTACGACGGGAGGTCGGACATGTATCGCGTCTCTGTCCGATCTGCATGAAGAAGCCTGATAATTAGCACCCATTTCACACCTCACCTCGCATACCACCGCAGTAATAGGCCACCGCCCCAAGTTTGTTCAATCCATCTATTCTGCTCATATCTTTTCCTCACTCTTGCTCCACTCTGCCGCATACGCGAGCCATTGGCGACGCACCTCGGGGTCTTGTGTCGTCATTGCCTGAAGCAGCATCATGCCAACCTCTCGCTTTGTAAATACATCTAACCATTTCGTGTACTCAA